GGTAAGCGTATATTCACCATTTTCGTACAGGTAGCTTTTCCAGAGGGGGTGGTATCAGATATGAGAAACGACTGTAGGAGAATCCGACATGCTTGATAGTCTCAGCTTTGAAGTCCGTGACGCGGCCGCTAAGGCCCCCAAGAATGGAGAGATTTTGACCATTACGGAAATTGATGGAAGCTCTCGCAAGATGCGGGTAACGAGGGCCAAGAGCACGCTGCCGGATTACGTATGCGATCTGCTTGGATGCCTGCGGGTGCCGAATACCAGTGCATGGCCGAGGATAGAGATCGAGGGAGAATGGATATGAGCAATCTGACATGGACAACTGAGCGCCGGAAGATAGCCGACCTGTCAGAGTTTCCTGGCAACCCCCGGCAGATGACAGAGAAGCAGGATGCCGACCTGTCGGAGAGCTTTGCTAGATTCGGGTATGTCGAAGTGATTGTTATCAACACTGACGGCATGGTGCTGGCGGGGAACCAGCGGCTGCGAAAGCTCCGTGAATCAGGGACTCGAGAGGACGACGTACGCGTTCCGAATAGAACCCTGACTGAATCAGAGTCTAGAGAATACAACCTCCGATCCAACAAGAATGTGGGCGACTGGGATTGGGATGTCCTGGCTAACGAGTGGGATTTAGACGTCATGGTTGAGTGCGGATTCACGATAGACGATCTAGAAAAGGCCGGAGTAATGGCTGGCGATGACCCGCCACCAGATGACCCCGCTGGCGGCAAAGGGATAACCTGTCCAGAGTGCGGCCACGTATTCAGCATGGGAGACTAAATGGCAGCGGAAGCCCGAGCGCGGATTAGCGACTTGTCACGGACAGAGAGCCTGTCGCGCAATGCCGTATCTAAGCATATTGAGAAGGCGGGCATTCCCAAGGGCGATGACGGCAAGTATGATGTGGCTGTGGTGCGAAAGGCTATCCGGGCCCACCATGCCACCAACAGCAATCAGCCATCCCAAGCCAAGGAGATCAAGCTACGCTTGGAATGTCAGAAGCTCAAGATCGCCAATGACCAAGCGCAGGGATTATTGATAGCCAAGACGGAGCACATCCGGATAGTCCACGAGAACAACAGCAGGATAGCGGCAGACATGAGGAACCTGGCGCGTAAGCTGGCCGACCATGTGCCAGAAGATATCCGGATTGAATATCTGGTAGCGGCAGAGCGGGAGGTCAAGGAGTGCATGAGGCACATTGCAGATGAACTAGACGCGGTGGATGGGCCGGGGAATGATGAGGAGAAAGGACCGACAGCATGACGATAGATCCAAAGACGCAGACATTTAGAGTCAAGGTGGGGTTTCCTGGGGTGAGCGCGGGGGGTGTCGCACACTTCGATGATAGCTGCAAAGATTTGCCGTGGTCCTTTCCTGCCTTCCCTGGGGCAGAGAGCGGGACTTGCTGCAGTTTCATAGGGTGCCTCAACGCGGTGGCTGATGGATGTCTGGAGATTATCCCGCTGGTCAATCCGCCGCCAGCAACCACCGGACCGCATCGCGATCTAGATTGCCATAGGGGTAATTGCATGAGTGACTGTCCATACGATTGTTCCGACTGTCCATACGATTGCTCCGGATGTCCGAAGCTCGGCCAACAGTCCGAGGCTCTATCCCCATGCCTGAATTGCATCGACCTCGAAGCACAGCTATTCGATGCCCGCGATAAGTTAATCGACGCCAACGATGTCGCGATAGAGGCCAATAAGAAACTGGCTATCCAGTTCTACATTACGGATAAGTGGCGGCGCATTGCAGAGCGGCTGCAATCTGCGCTCAATAAAGTATGGGCCACGGTGCGGCAGTCGAACGCCAACAAGGAAGGTGAATGAGCTACGGCGATCCATTCAGGCCAATACCGGACCTTTCGATCTGGGAGTGGGCAGAGCGGAATGTTAATCTCTCTGCCCGCTACCCCAGCAAGCGCCGGGGTATGTATCGCGCCGGGGTGGCGCCATACGTCAAGGGAATCTTCGATGCCATCCAAGATGATCGAATCAACACCATCACGATTGAGAAAGGAGCGCAGACGGGAATCACACTGCTGTCCCATGTCTGCCTGTGCTATTGGATACGGGAAGATCCGGACCCCGTTCTAATTGTCTATCCCAATTCCGACCTGGGGCGTAGCGTCAGCGAGTCGCGGATTCAGCCGCTAATTGAGGATAGCCCATATGTGTCGCAGGAGTTGACCGAAGAGCGCGACGATTTCAAGAAGCTGGAATATGTCTTGCGGCGTTGCACGGTCAACATCACGGGGAGCAACAGCCCTGCTAATCTATCCAGTCGACCTGCCCGCCGGCTAATCCTAGATGAGACAGACAAGTACCCCGAGCAAAGCGGGGCAGAGGCGCGTCCAATCAATCTGGCGGTGGAGCGGACATCGACCTATGAGGAGTTGCGTAAGATATTGGAAATTAGCACGCCGACCACCGAGGAGGGGTATATCCACCAGAGCTACATGCGGGCCGACCAGCGCAAGTTCTATGTCCCTTGTCCATACTGCGGGGAGTATCACGTTATGGCGTTTCCCAATGTCCGATTTGATAGCGACTTGGATATCGAGGAAGCGGCTAAGAGCGCCATGTATCACTGCCCTAATCCGGCCTGCGAAAAGGGATGGAGCCAGATGGAGGTACGGCGGGCGGTCGGCTTCGGGGAATGGCGAGCCACAGCCAAGAGCCACGACGCCACGCATGTCAGCTTTCACCTTCCCAAGTTCTATGCCCAGTGGGTGACGTGGACCAGCGTGGTCAACAATTTCCTGAGCAGCAAGGACAACCCGGCAGAGCTACAGAACTTCGTCAACTCCACTCTTGCTGAACCATGGAAAGAGCCACCCAAAAAGAGCGTAGCGCAATCAGCCATCTATGAGATACGCGACCGCAACGTGTACGAGCGCGGGACCATCCCAACAGACGGGAAGTTCATGCTGGTTGTGACCACTGACATCCAGGCCGCGCATGTGGTTTATACCGTTTGGGCCCTGGACCCATGGAATCATTGGTTGGTTGACCACGGATTCCTGGCGACAATGGATGACGTTGATATCCTGCGGGCGAATGATTACGTCAAACAGGGCGGGGAGATCGTACATATCCAGCTTGGATTCATGGATACCGGCTACAATACCACGGCGGCGTACTTGGCCTGCCTTGAACGGCGCGGATTCCTGATACCCATCAAGGGGGAGAAGGGGTTGCTGACTCGCATGGATGATCCGGTCAAGCCATCCAAGATTGAATCATTCCCTGGCGGCAAGTTGTTTGGCGGCCAGCAGAGCTTGACGCTACTGCACCTCCACCCCACGATATTCAAGAATCAGATGGCACGGGCGATAGATGGCGAGGGCGATGTGACCATCCATTTCCACAAGGACATTGATAAGGGCTTCGTCAAACAGATGACAGGGGAAGTGCTGAAGGAAACCAAGCCGGACAAGTTCGGGAACGTGCAGGACTTCTGGAGCAAGGTTGGCGTCAACGACTTCTTCGACTGCGGCCAGTATAGCTTTGCATTCCGGCATGTGCTACAGAATGACCTGCGGGCGATACGGGCAGGGGTAGAGGCGGCGGAGAAGGCAGAGGCGGCAGGGGTGGACGCGGGAGGGACGCGGGTGGACGCGGGAGGGACGCGGGAGGAATCATCGCCCGCAGAGGAGCCCGCGAAACCCAAGGCAAAGAAGGTTATCAACCAGGCCAGCTATGGCGGTGGGGAGGATGCAGACGATGACGACTGGTAAAAACCCCATAAAAAGAATTGACCCGCAACCAGCCGATGCCGTATCCTTCCTACAAATGGCAGAAGTCACCAACGATCCGGATAGCAGCGAGTGTCAAGGCAATGCCCAGCATGACCGATTGATTGATCGTATTCGCACTCTTGAGCATGATGGATGCGGAGAGATGCGGGTGATTGTCCGGGGCCACCAGATTAAACGAGTAGACACGACTTCACAGGATCACTTCGACGACAACTAATTAGCGCCTGACTGACTTTGATACGGGGCGCATTCCTACTTCGGTAGGGGTGCGCCCTTTTTGTTTGCCCAGATTCGGAGAGAACATGGCCACCGAGACTAGCCCGATTACGCTCGATGAAATCAACGCAGCCATCAGGGCTATTTTCACCACTGGCCTGAGCTACAGCATAGCGGGCCGAACCTTTACCCATGCCGCGCTGGCCGATCTGCAACTACTACGCAAGCAGGTTATCAGGGATGAGGCCAGGGGCGGGTCATCGTCCGGCGCTTCAGATGTGAGCTGGATAGGTAGCAGCGGATCAACCGAAGCAGACGAGTGGGGCGATTAGATGGCGACCCTCGAACAACAGGCCGCAAATGCCGCGCTACGCAGGCAGATAGCCAGCGACAAGGCGGCAACCGCTGACTCAAAGCGGTATGCCCAGTTCGTGAATAAAAACATCAAGTCGACCCGCAAGCGCCGGGGTGGCGCCACCGTCCCCGGTACAGCCGAGCGCGACATGACCACGATGGACCGGCAGAAGGCTATGGCCAATGCCCGACAGAAGGTCGAGGAATCACCGCTGGCGTACTCCATCATGCAGACGATTGTCGATAACATTGTGGGGCCCGGATACCGGCTATCCATGATCACGGAAGATCCAGAGTTCAATAAGGAAACGGAGTTCCGCTGGTCACTGGCCAAGGACAAGCTGGACGTGCGACAGGTCAGGCCGTGGGGTCAGCTGCAGCGCATGTGGGGCTATCGAAAGTACATCGATGGCGATGTGGGTATCCGGCTGCTGGACGGTGGGGATGTCCCGGTCGACTCCGAGAAACCTGACGGCGAGACAAAGCGGCTGTCATCCGTCCAGACGATTGAGGCTGACCGTATACGCAAGACGTTCTCCTCTAATGATGTAGGGATTGACTTCAGCGATTTCGGTGCGGCGGAGACATACTACGTTGGGCCGCGCACTCCTAATCCGGAGATGCGTTCAAGCAACGCCACTCCGGGCACACCTGTACCCGCCAAGGATTTTATCCTTTACGCGAACTATCCCCATGAGCGGGCAGAGCGCCAGCGCGGGGTATGCCAGATCCTCCAGACGTTACAGGTGCTCACTGACTTTGAGGCGCTGATAGAGAATATGTCTCTCAAGGTCGAGAACGAAACGTTCATGGGGCTCAAGTTCAAGATGGCTCCGGCTGGCGACGGCAAGCTGTGGGGGGCTGCCGAGACTAACCAACGCGACGAACAAGGCACCACTCGCAAGCATGTCAAGATGGTAGCTGGTATGAATCTTCGCATGGACATGGACGAGGACGCAGAGGTACTTGAATCAAAGAGCCCTCCAGGCCAGTGGATACCGTTTGTGCGGTGGCTTGCCAGATACACCGGCGCTCCACTCGGGTTGCCCTTGATGATGTTTATGATGGATACGGAAGGACTCAACTACTCGTCGATGCGCGGGCAGCTTGAAATGGCCAAGCGCCGGTTCAGGGTTGAGCAAGCTGGCCTATCCAAAATCTCAAGCCGGATTTTCCAGTGGTGGCTGTCCAGAGAGGTGAAACACAACGGGCTCAAAGTTCCAATTAAGATCGAAAGAACTTATTGGGCTCACTCGTGGGGAACCCCTGGATGGCCCTACTTGGACCCATTGAAAGAGATCCAAGCTACAGGCCTGGCCATGGACCGGATGTTGACAACGCACCAGGCCGCATTGCAAGAAGCGGGCGATAAGGACTTCGAGGACGTAGTAGCGCAGGCGACCAAAGAGCGCGATATGTTGGCTGCGGCTGGTTTGCCGACAATCATTGGCGTGCCGGGAACCACCATCATCGACCCGGACGACGATGGGGAAGACGACAAGGAAGACGAATAATGAATACGAAGAAAGTACCCGCATCGGCGTTTGCTCAGGAAGTCCACGGCTTTGAAGTGTCAGACAAAAACGGTGAGGGCGCGAAGTCTGCGCCATTCTCGATGGTGGCACTGTCAGGCGAGGTTCTCACGCATTGGTACTTTGGCCCTACTATCCAAGACTTGTCAGGCATGACCCACGCAGAGCGCATTGTCGTGGACTACGAGCATGACGGCAGGGAAGTCCTGGGATATGCCAACAAGTTCAACACCGAAAACGGACAGCTTGAGTTAGCTGGGGCGTTGACCCCGTACAAGGATGGCGACAGGGCAGGGGAAGTCATCGCCAAACAGAAGGCCGGCGTGCCTTATCAAGCCAGCATCTTTTTCCCGCCATCAAGTCCCGGCGATACAGTGATCGAGGAAGTGGAACCAGGGGCCCCGGTTGAAGTCAACGGCAAGCAATACACTGGCCCGCTGACAGTTTTTAGGAAGTGGTCGTTAAGAGGCGTTGCAGTCTGTCCGTATGGTGCGGATGCAGGAACAGCAACTCACATGCAGAGTGCCGGTAACGCTGGCGAATTGGAGGTTGGTATTATGAGCGACAAGACGAAAGCACCCGTAGAAGGCGCGGCCCCTGAATCTCAGAAGTCCGCACCGGAAGGTGCTCCCAAAGTTGAGGGCGCTGACGTAGAAGCGGAAGCCAAAGCGGCTGCCGCCAAGGAAGCGCAGGCGATTACTGATGCGGCTGAAGTTGCTGCGGCCAAGCAGGCCGAAGCGGACAAGGCCAAGCAGGCTGCGGCTGATAAGCCCGACGATGGACGGGGCGAGTTCCGCAAGTTCGTTGAAGCCTTTGGCGCTGATAAGGGTAGCGCCTACTTTTCAGAGGGGCTGTCTTTTGAGGACGCCACGATTAAGGGGCTGAAGGATATGCGGGCCGAGTTGGACGCATCGAAACAAGCCGTTGAAGCGGCTAAGCAGAGCGCGGCTGATAGGCCGTCTGCGTTTGAGCCGGATGGCGATCAAGGGATTGACCCCACGGCCTGCAAGTTCAGTGACGAACAAATCAAGGAATACTGTCGTCAGAATTCCGGCACTACTTTTGCCGAGATGAAAGCGAAGTTGACCCCAAAAATCAAGTAGTTGGAAAACGAGACGGAAACTGATACGGAGGATTAGAGGATGAACAAGAATGCACGATGGATGATTAGCATGGTGATGTGCTTTCTGTTGGTTGGTAGCGCTGCTTATGGCACCGCGCTAACTGCGGAACGTATCACCCCCACGCGATCTGGAAGGAAGTTGTCGCTCACCGTCAAAAATGATGAGGTCATCTATGCTGGTAGCATGACGTCTGTTGACTCCACTGGCGAGGCGGTTAGCTCTCAGAACGCCGCAAGCGAGAACGTGGTTGGGCGAAGCGCGAACAGTGTTGATAATGCTGACGATGGTGAGGTTATCACTGTCGATGTGGGGATCTTTGGCTGGGAAGCCAGCGGCACGATCACCGCTTCGAGCATTGGTGATATCGCCTACGTAATTGATGACGCCACCGTGGCTATCACCAATCCAGGCAATTCATGTATCGCCGGTATCATCATTGATGTTGACGATGACTATGTGTGGGTGGATACGTTTGAGGTGGCAAGGACCGCCGGATCGTTTACTACCCTCGCGGCTTCTGGTGCCGCTACACTCAGCACCACGCTTGAAGTGACTGGCGCCACTACACTCAGCTCCACGCTGGAAGTAACTGGTGCTTTGACGCAGACTGGCGCTGCGGCTCTAGCATCTACGCTGTCAGTTGCTGGTGCCTTGACGCAGACCGCTGGTCTGATTCAAACCCCCGTGCTCTGCACGATCACTGACGCCGCTCCAACGCAAACCGTCGCTGCTGTCGTCTACTACCAGAACAACACTACTGCCGCGACTGTCGCGCAGAAGTTGGCTAACGGCACCACTGGCGCCTACGTCGAGTTCTGGAACACCAGCTCCAGTAATACAGTGACCTACACCACCGCCGGGAATATGGATGTGGGTGGCATAGTGATCACTAACAGCCTGAGTGACGGTATTGGTTTCCGCAATATCGGCGGCGACAAGTGGTATCGCGTATGGAACATCGACAACTAGTCAAGGTAGACCCGAAACACAAACGACAGCAGGAGAACAGAAGATGGACATCAACAGAGATAACATGGATGTTTTCTTTGAGGAGTTGCGGGTAGCCTTCACTGAGGGTTTCAACGCGCCACGAGAAAACAACATTCTGACTAACGTGGCCATGACCGTTCCGAGTGCAACGGCACAGACGGTACACGCATGGCTGAACCAGATCCCGCAGATGCGGGAATGGTTGGGCGACCGCCAGAAGCAGGACGTTCAGAGTAATAAGCTAACGGTAGCAAACCGGAAGTTTGAAGACACCATACCGATGAAACGCGAGGAGATCGAAGACGATCTCCACCGGCTGTATATAGGCCTGTCGCAGCTCATGGGCAACTCGGCTGATGCGTTCAGGGATGAACTGTTGATCGAGGCGCTGCTGCGTGGGACATCGGACGAATGGGTAGATGAGGTTGCGGTGTTCAGTAATGCCGGCCGCACCTATGGCGACAACACCATTGACAACTACAACACCGTGGCGTTTGACGCTGCTGGTGTGCAGTTGAACGCGGTCTATACCAAGATGGTGAGTTACTTGGGCCAACAGAATAAGCCTCTGAGGGTACGCCCTCGCTGGTTGATTCATGGACCCGAGCTCCGTAGCGCGACCATCGCGGCTCTTGAGAAGGAATACACAGCCATTCTCAATCCGGATGCCAGTACATACGTGCAGGGCAACAACACCAACATGGGACTGCTGACGCGGGTCGAGACTCCTTATCTGGTGGATGGCTATGTGGATAGCCTGGGCAACAGTTATGACGCCGCATCGTATTGGTACGTGGTGGCTGAGATCGGCGGCATCCGCGGCCTCGCCTATCAGGACCGCAAGGGCCCTGAGATTCAGACTTCGCGCTTGAGCGATGAGTCTGATCATGTGTTTGAGAATGACGAATATCAGTTCGGCGTGCGGATGCGTGGAGCAGCTTTCGTGACCTTGCCGCATCTGGTCTTCGCCAATGTAGTCGCCTAGAGATAGGCAGAAAGGGAGGGGGCTACCCGGAACAAGCCGGGAGCCCCTTGGGGGATATGTCCATAAGCACCTCACAGCTTGCAATCGATCTGGCCGCTCTTGCTGCGGACCTCCCGTCGACGCTGGTCATTGACGCGGTATCCATAACGGGTACGCGGTCCGAATGGCAGCGAACGGACGAGACTGAGCTGACCGGATTCAGCGTGACAGCTGGCTGTGAATGGCATGGCCTACTGGCAGACTTTACGGCAGGGACCCCGGACCTCAATGCGGAGGTTACGGTAGACGATGACGCAGCATATATCAATGAGCGGGACTTGGGTCAGGATGGGGTGACTATCGTGCTGCGATTGAGGAAGAAGTTGTAATGGCCAAGAGCGGCATAACGGTGAACAGCAAAGACTTTAAACGACAGGCACGAGCTGTGGCCAAGCGTTATGGGTTTGAAGTCAAAGCTGTGATGACTCACCAGACAGGGTTATGGGGTGCCGACCTCGCCAAGAATACGTGGCCCAAGAAGAAGGGTACAGCCACCGTGATATCCACAGGCGGCGGCAAGCCGAAGACTCTTGCTGGAGCCATTGCCAACGATATCAAGCGAGCTTTTAGGATTGTCGATAACACGCGCAAGAATGCCCGCCAAGACTTATCGGCGCATTTGCGGCAGGCAAGGAACGGCACCACGGGAAAGGTCAGCAAGAAGTATCGCCGGGGCGGTTCGGAGTTCCGACCTGTCATATCAAAGGCAGAAGCCAAGCGACTTATGACGACACAGTTAAAGCTGGCCGGTCAGGTGCAATCCGGATGGGCGCCAATGATTCAGAAATTCAAAGGCAAGATGCCGGCGCAGTGGATACGGACTGGCCCTGGCAGCAGTCGCGGCAAAGGTTCGGCAGTAGACCGCATGAAGCCTAACGGTAGCGGATACATGGAAGGAATCAACAAGGTGCGATGGGCCAAGCGTATGACCCGTGGAGTATTGGCCTTCACCGCCAAGAAGCGCCAGCGTGATCTCAGTCGACAACTCAAGACTGGCCTTGGCCGCACCATTGAATTTGCTAATAAGCAGAAAGCGCAGAGGGTAGCCTGATGGCCTCACCATACCATTACTCTAAGCGCAAGACTGAGGACGCACTGGAAGCCCTTATCACGCAGAACCGGGATGAGCTTATATCCGCTATGCCTATATTCAAGGGGTTCAGCGGGAACACACTGACCACGACCCGTATCGAGATTCTGGCATCACGCGCCGAGCCTGAGATATTTGGCGAAGGCCCGATAGGCGGGCATGTCACCGGCAACTTCTTTGTTGATGTCGTGGTGACCGTATCCACCCACATTGCTGGGATGGACCGGGACGAGCACGGAAAGAACTGTGCGGCGGTTGAGGACATCTTAATGAGTAACGGCATCATTGATGAGCTTACCAATCTCCCTGCGGCACCGGATGACTATACCGCTTTCGCGTGGAGACCCGGAGTTTCCGAGGATGACGCCGACGACGAGCAAATGAAAACCAGCTATGAGGGTATCATGTATTGCTGCCCCAGCATACCGGAGAATGAATGATGAAACGCTATCTGATCGCGATGCTGGCCCTGACTCTGGTTGGTATAGCTGTTGCTGTATGTGCTGGCACAGCGACCAACGCGCTGTCCGTAACCACCAGCCTACAAGTCGACAATGGCGAGTTCAAGCTGTTGCGGCAGGTCAATAACTACAAGGTTAATCAGGCCGCGCAGGCGCTTGATTATGGTATTCAGACTACTACCAACAGCGTCACCAATTCACTGAACATCGCCAATGTCACCGTCCCTCATTACTGCTTTTTCCGGAATCTGGACGAAACGAATGTGGCTATATTTGTAACGCTGACCTTGCGGCTTGAGCCCGGTGATGTAGCGGTGCTGCCTGTGGCGAATACCAACATGACAACCTACACGACCAACGGCAGCACTAAACTGGAATACTTCATTAATCAGAAATAGAGGAGACGGACTATGGCGGCAGCTACAAATCTCGGCACCATGATGGCAATCTCGTTTGGCAGTTTCGCATACTTAGGCTTCCTGCCTGATGACGGCGGGGTAACTTGGTCAAAGCCTGCTGGCAATACTGAAGTCATCACCGATGAGGATGGCGCCACGCAGAGCAAGATCATCATGGACCCGGGGCAGGCAATGAGTCTTGACCTATTCATCGAGGCCGGCAGCATTATACCTCCAGCTGAAGGCGACACCATTGCAGTGACCGACCCTGCTGGCGGTTCAATCTCAGGCATGGTGGTATCAGCAGAGGCGAGCTTCAGCCGTGGCGTTACCAAGTTGAGCGTTGAGATTATCCAAGAAGATTCGATGGCGTATAGCTGATCTGATTGACCCATCAAACGCGGATAACCAACAAGAATGAGAGGACGGCATGGACAGCGTATTTTGCAAAGCCGCGTTGATTCACCCGCCTGTCATTCTTGGGCGGCGGCTCAAGCCGTTCTCGTGCTACCATGCATTGACCTTGATGCAGTTTGATAGCCCCTACATCGAGGGCGGGGCAGTCACAGAGAGAGACTTCCTGCTGGCCTTCCACGTGTGCTCTGATGATTACGATCATCGGATGCGGACGATGTTGCGAATGACTAATTCCAAGCTGGCATCCTGGCTATTCATGCTGCGCTGCATGGCGTCCAACATTGATACGGCTATGGATGATTTCTCTGAATACGTCTCGGCATTCATTGAGATTCCTTCCGTATTTAGCAGCGGCAAGAGTCACCGCAGTGGCGTTCCTTGGCCGTTTTATTTGGTGGACATCATGTTGAAAAATATCCCCACGCTGAGTTATGCCGACGCATGGAATATGCCGGTGACTCTGGCCGGCTGCCACAAGGTCTGCCTCGATGAGGCCAATGGGTCTGAGGTGATGGGTGACGACATGCTGGCGCAGATCAAGAAGTCCACAGCAGAGGGCGCGAAGCTCTGGCCTCAACCGGCAGGGGTGAGCTGATGGAAGCCAAAGCCAAAGCCACGCTTGATAGCCGTGGATTCCAGGGCGGCATGAAGAAGATGGATAAGTCCGTGGGCAAGTTCAGCAAGGGGCTGGCCAGCGCCAAGGGCCATCTTGGAGCATTGGTCGGTGTCGGAGCGTTTGCCGCTCTTGCCCGCAGCACCATTGCGCTTGGCGGAAAAATTAGCGATATGGCAACGCAAGCGGGAATCAGCACTAAAGCGTTTCAGGTGTTTAGCTTTGCGGCAAGAGAAGCCGGGGCAAGCGAGGAGCAGTTGCGAAACGTATTTGTGAGATTAAGAAAAGCGCAAGGAGATGTGCTTGGCCAAAATAAGACACTTATTAAGATGTTTGAAGCGCTCGGAATTTCAGCGGAAACCGTAGTCAAACTGCCTCTTCGCGATCTATTCGAGGTCATGGCGCGGAAGATTAAAGCTGCTAATTTCGAGGGCGAAGAACTGAGTGCGCTGATGAGCATTATAGGAATCAAGAATGCTCCGTTTTTACTTGAGGCATTAGATAAACTGGCGACCGAGGGTTACGACAAGCTAGCAGAGAAAGCGGAAAACGCAGGGCAGGTGATGTCCAAGTCCATGATTCAGGGACTCGATGCTGCCGAGGACGCGATAGGTCGACTTAAGAGGAGCCTCGCTTTCGGATTCGGAACTGGAATCATGGCCCTTGAAGCTAGGTTTGAAAGTCTATTTAGCGGCGGAAACATATCTGACGCTACGGCAGAAAGACTATTTGGAGATATAGCCGCTGGTGAAAAGCGTAGAGCTGACCTGCAAAAGGGAATTGATCGCGTCAACAAATTTAAAGCCGCCGAGATTGCTGCTACTAAGAAGGTTGAGGATGCTAAGAAAAAGGCTGCGGAGAAAACGAAGAAAGACGCAGACAAGAAGCGGCAGGAAGAAATCAAGGCCAAAGAGGATAAGCAAGACAAGAAGCGGCAGGAAGAAATCAAGGCCAAAGAGGATAAGCAAGACAGAATCAAGGGGTTTGAATACGAGAGAATTGCCAAGACAAAAGCAGCTGGCGAGGGCGGCGGCGGGTTTGGCATCAGCTCTGATTCACTCCAGCGCATAGGCGGGTTGGCCGGTGGAATCTCCGACCCGCAGATTCCTATCCTCAAGAATCAACTTAAGATTGCGGAACAGATCGCGAAGATCAACACGGAAATCTCCAAGAGAATTGAAGACGTAGGAGTGCTTACAGCATGACTGTTGCGGTAATCAAAGGCTATGACGGAATGACCCGGACGCGCATCCGGCGCAAGTGGTCCAAGAGTTCAGGTGAGACGGCTATCGAAACGTGGATGGGGCCGCGTGAACGGGCCCTGGATATGTACAACTCCGCTCTGAATGATACGCAATACGATGATGTCTCGATGGACCCTGACGCCGCCGTGGGGACCGTAGAGCTCACCATCAACGACGACAGTCAAGGTGGTGGTGGGCCAGTTACGTCAGAGCTTAACACCATCTGGGAAGTCGACAGCAACGAGCTATCCAAAAACCTGAAGGCGCATCCGTATTTCCAAACCACGGATAGTGACGCATTCAGAAACGAGGTTGCAGATGTGGATAAGGCGCTGGCCGAGAACACGCCGTTCACCGCTTCCGACTTTGTTCACAAGGAGCAAATGAGTCGGTTATATGCCATGAGGCAGGCAGGGATCGAGGAGTATCTGGATGGTAGCCTAGTCCTTCGCAAGACTATTCTGGTTGGGTCAAGGAGCGTTTTGGATGCATCCTACGTGAACATCAACAGAGTGATAGACCTGAACACAGAGAATCCGCCATCGGCCATTATTGGGAACTTGAACAGTATCACGAAGATCACTGGATACGCTGACGTGGCGGCGCCGCAAACTCCGACTACATCTCTCACCAAATGGGAATGGCTGAAGCGGCCCCCGCAAGTCAGGCAGCTTTCTAGCGGCACGCGATTTGAGATCATCCAAGAGTTTTGGGGCGCGGATCAATGGGCCACGGTTTCTTACGGCGGGACATGGGACCCGGGAGATCCGGCATGAGTAATATTCCCAGATACATTGGCGGTGAGCGGCCAAGCGCGACCAAGAATAATCAGCTTGCCGATGCCGCTAGGCGCAATCGCCCTGTCGCGCAACCAGGCGTGACGCAGACTCCTAGCGGGTGGTCACTGTCTAAGCGTAGCCCCAGCACGCCAACACTGTCATTTCATATCCACAAGTATGGCGGCACAGCGATCAAGGTCATTGCAGGCCAGTGGACGCTGGGCAATAAACAGGTATCCGACTGGAACAGCAGCGTGTCATGGACGGTTAGCAGCCTGAGTGCCGCTAGTGAAACGTATACCATCATTGCTACGGTTAATAAGTACGGTGATCGACGCGCCGACACTGGAGTGTATCGGTCTAAACCGATCGATATCGTAGCGCTGGCGGCAGGCGAGTGGGATGTGGGATCATCGTGGGGCGATCCGGATACCATCATGATCGTAGGCGTGGTAACAACCAACAGCGACGGAGTAATCAATTCGGTAACGGCAAGCGGGGCCGGTGGCGATATTACGACAGGTGGCGAGATCACGCCTTTCAAGATCATCTACGTTGGCACCGACGCTACCAATCACCACTATCGAGTCAGGCGCGGCTGGTGGTATCGCAACGGCAACATCTGCAATACAGTCCTGACTGCTGGCATTGACTATGTTCCGCTCACTACAACGGTTGGCAGAGGCGGTGATTATCAAGTGGTGGCAACGCTAAACGAAGCGTTTAAGCCAACCGAATTGACTATCGCAACCGGATCAAACATTACTCCCGGCTACGACCCAGACACCAGCTCGACCACCAGAACGCTGGGCATCATTAGATCAAGCACCCTCCACTATTGGATAGAGCAGTTCGTCAATTCTCACATTGATGACACTTGGGGCTATACCGGATCTTACGTGGTTAGCTCCTATACCATCACTGTAGAGAACGGGATCATCATAAGCAGGGAACCAGTCTAATTCTGTAGCCGTGAATTTACCAACACAGGGGATAGCATGAAGAAAATACTTGCGGCAGCATTGGCGATACTCACGATTAGCGCAGCAGCATGGGGCGCTCTACCTGTGCGTCAAGACTTCAGTAGTGACGTTTCCAAGACCATCAAGCGTAGGTCCCTCACGTACACGCAAAACGGTTCTTGGGATCTGGGCTGGCGCTTTACCCAGGGGACGGCAGCAAAGGACTTGAGCGCGGCCACAGCGGTACGGTTCATGTATGCCCCTACCGGGACGGCGTGGATGGTGACGGCGACCGGATCAGTTGAGCTGGCCACTAACGGTCAGGTGCATGTCATGTTTCTGCCGGAACAGCTAAACACCAACAGCAATGCAGAGGGCAACTTCGAATGGCGCATGGTGGTTGAGAGCGCAACGCAGACCATGGCATTTGCCTATGGCGCTCTGACGCTGATAGAGGATTTCACCGTCTCCGGAGCCACCCCGCTGGCTACCGGAACTAGTCTAAATTGGGCTGTTTACTCAAGTTATCTTAACACCAGTACAGATGGGCCCTACGATGCTGGCACGAACATGACTAAACGTGCCGGGGCCAATGGTGTAATCATCTTTGATGCTGATTTCGGAACATCCACCAGCGCTCTATCCGGACGCATCGATGACGTACAGGCTGGCATGGATAGCAATACCGTCAGAAGCACGGCCAACAGCGTCACAGGGGGATTGAACACCGCAGGATTGATAGATGCTGACGCTGGCATTGCCAGCAACGTCTTGGGCGTTATCTGGAATGCCGCCGGTGTAGCGTCCAACGTGACTGGGCTTGTAAATGCGGACCTAGGAATCGCGTCGAATGTAGCTGCTGCTGCTGCAAACTCTCTTGGCGTTGCATCGAACGTATCCGGATTATCCGACGCTGACGCTGGCATTGCCAGCAACGTACTTACTCTTGCAGGCTTGACGATTACGAACTTGGCAAACTCTCTTGGCGTGGCCAGCAATGTATCGGGGTTAGTAGACGCCGACGCAGGGATTGCGTCTAACGTTTTGGGTATCGTGTGGAACGCATCAGGGGTGGCATCGAATGTATCCGGATTGATAGACGCTGACGCTGGCATTGCCAGCAACGTCCTCGCCGCTGCCGCAAACTCTCTTGGCGTGGCAAGTAACGTATCGGGGTTGGTGGACGCTGACGCGGGGATTGCGTCTAACGTAGTCCGCTCACTATCCAACAGCACAACCGGCGCTTTGAACGCAGCGGAAATAGTCACCATCAAAGCCGGATACGTTGCGACCACCTACACGGGGAACGTGGAGATCGTGGGCTATATCGACGCAACCGGATATTCTATCAGCTCCAAGACTGTAGACCAGTGGGGGGTCAGCGGGACAATATCTGACGGGTCCACATTCACGAACGGGCTACTTTATTCCGTGGGGGAGAACAACCCGACCAATCTGCTAACCAGCCTTATTGTCGCGGATTCAACCGTGACAGGATCGGAGCTGATAACCAATGGGACATTCGCCGGCAACGCGACGGGCTGGACCCTTGGCGGGACAGCGGCGTATCAAGCCGCAGGCACCTATGCCGATACAGTCAAGGTGTCTGCTGGGACCGCAGGGACGCTTGAGCAGGCCGCAACCATAGGCCTATCTACTGGCCGCACATACCTGGTGAGCTACAAGCAATACTCGTTTGGCGATGTTGTGACTGCCAGCATGGTGATGGGCGGGATAACCAATTCAGACACATTCACCGCTACGGAAACCAAGACCATCATTTATCCAACCACGATCACGAATGACCCCGTGATTACGGTAACTGCTGGCGCCACCTATGATGTCTATATTGATAACATCAGCGTCAAGCAAATCACCGATGGGGATGTGTGGGTAGCCGACGATCTATATGTGGGCGGGAACGTCATAGCTGACAACGTGGCCGATAAGTTGACCAAGACCGCTGCGGCGGCGACGTACATGGTGCGAGCGACCTACGACAGTGCGACTAACGGGATTGTGGATACGTCCGATGCGCTTATCTCGCTCACTAATGCAACAATTCTCCTAGCGGACACGTTCGGGACCAACTCTCCAACAGCCAACTACCATCTTTCGGTTGCTGCTGACGGCACCAATACGCTATGGGTGAAAGATGCTGGTAGCGATGATTCAGTCACTAATGTTGCATTTTCGGAAGGCACTACCAACAATCTCGCATTGAGTGGACGCATTGCCACGGCCACATTCAATACTAATTACATCACGCCAACAGTGGGCGATACGCGCTACGTCACTAATGCGACAATGAACGAAACGGCTGGCACAAATTCTGTTGCCGTATCTGGTGGGTTAATGACCATCAACATTGACACTAACGATATCGACACCGACACGCATTCCACAAACTTTGTTGGCGTGGCAGGTGGTCTGCTCTCGAACAGCGCGGCAGCAACTAGCGGCAGCAACACCATCACACTGACATCTGCATCCATTAACGCTATCGAGACGGACGGGGTGTTCACCAACTGGGCCGCCACGAATAGCTACGTCAAGGTAGAATCAGATCCAGTACACGCCGCGTGGATTGCGACATCCGCATGGGTCAAGGTAGAATCAGATCCAGTACACGCCGCGTGGATTGCGACATCCACATGGGTCAAGGTAGAATCAGATCCCAATGCGATCCTTAGTGATGGCAGCGTGGGGCTATCAGGCTCATGGAACGCATGGACGCAGGACATAAGCGGGGTGAGCGCGTTCACGGCCGAGATAGTCACGGCGAGTACGGGCGATTTCGACAAGGTTACTGCTGATGGCATCGAAGTAAACGGTAGCATCATATCCAGCAATGCCGTAGTAGCGTTGGCAAATGCAGTAGACGCTGGCTATCTCGCCATACAGGGCGGTACTGCTAGTGGTGGTGGCGGGACGATAATCGCGTACGGCGCCGAGGAAGCCAGCTTCCCTGCAGATGTAATCATCTACGCCGGAAACTCGGGGGCGCATACAGGACAGGTGTCATTCGGCATCGGTGGACCTGGAGACATGACCATTGAGGCTGATGGCAATACGACATTCCACAGCAACTCTATTCTAGATGTTGCCGAGGTGTATTTCTCTGGTGGCGGCAGCGTCACCGGGACGCCGCTCTATTCCTATACGGAAACAGATCCCAATTCCTGGCACGTCAATGGTGACAACGCGCCGACCGCAACCATGAATGGCGGCGGGCAGGCGTTTACAAGCATGGCCTCGGCCAGCATCGGCACTAATGTGGTAAATGGTGAACTATACATTAGGGCAACTGATGGGAGTTTTGTAGAAGTAAGAATGGAGCGCGACATTGGCAGCGCGAATGCAGCCATTGGGAAACTCATCGGCACTTGGGACGGCACTGACGTTGCATCTATCGTCTACCTAACCGGCGACGATACGGGCAATAAGGACGATGGAAAGATTGCGTTCTATACTGCGGTGAGTGGTGGGTCTATTGCCGAGAAGATGCGGCTTGGTCCTAAAGGCACGTTGTCAATGACCGGAACTACTGGCGGGTGGGTTCTGCACAATGTCACAACTGCCGAACTTGGAGCGTTGACCGCGCAAGAAGGCATGATGGTCTACAACACGACATCCAACCTATTTGTCGGCTACAACGGGTCGGAGTGGATCACGATAGGAAGCCAGTAGAATGAAAATCCCCGCCATACTCCTAGCCTGCCTGCTCTGCTCTGAAAGGGGCGTATGAGAAACCGATTCACAGCAATCGACGCGATGGGCGCAATGCACAAGCGCGGGGTCAACGTCCTCTACGGCGGATTCAGGGCTGCTGACAAGGACTACTACACCCTCGACGCGAAGTGGCTGGATGAGGTCTATGCGGAGTGGTACATGCGCTGGCTCGATTCACTGAAGGTCAAGGTCTACAACAGCAAGTGGGACTGCGACGACTACGCTAGGCTCTATGCCTGTGGGATTCAGGTCT